GATAGCCACCGTCGGCAGCAACCGCTGTCGACATTGCCTTGCCTTCCAGATCCAGCCCGCGCAGCGCGTCGTCATCGCCCGAACGCACGTAGTTTTCAAACGCCTTTTGATGCGGCGCTCCGGCAGTTTCAGCGGCGGCAAGGGCTGGCCGCCCCAATGTTACAGATTTCCGATCCAGCATGGTCAGTCGCTCTTCCTGTTGTTTCAGTTTTGATTTGATGTCGCTTTGAAAGTCGTTGAGATCGCTCATGAAACCGGCCATCGCCGTCTTCACTTCGCCAGCCGGTGACAGGCCATCGGACATAGCTGTCCCGGCCCGAGCCTTCGTCTCGGTTTTGCTCATAAAACTGTCCTGTTTTTCGAGAGGTTAGATCGCTGGCTCAGTCGCGGGCCAGCATCCGGCGCGCGTCCTCAAAGACCGCTACCAATTCACGCAGATCACCTGCCGCCGGGCTATCGCCCTTGGCCCCGACCCGCGCTTCGGGAAGCATCGGAAAGGTGACCAAGGACACCTCCCAAAGTTCCAGCTCTGACAAAAGGCGTCTGCCCTTGCCATCCTTTTGCGCCTTGACCGTGCGGTAACCGATCGACAAGCCGTCAATCGCCCCCGCTTCGATCAGCGCCACAGCTTCGCGCGCCTTGGCAACATCGCCCAACAGGCGCCCCTTGACGTATAGCCCCTTGGCGTCCTCACGCACCTCGTCCCAGACGCCAATCGGTTGCGCCGGGTCATGCTGCCACAGCATTTTGACCGACTGCCCCTTGGTTGCCAGTACCTTTAGACTGGCCCCATAGGCCCCCGCCTGAACCACATCGCCGCCCTTGTCGCGCTTGCCGAAATAGGACGCATAGCCCTCGATCACGCAGCCATCGGTGACTTTGATATCATCACCCAGCGCGCAGAATTTCCGCTCCAGCCCACCCAAAACATCACTCATCGGATGTTCCTTCTTCATTTGACAGTTTTGGCAGCCCAAGGATCGTGCGTTTCTCGGCGTCGCTTAGAAATGACGCCTCGCTGACCCGGCGCCACTGGGCGTCCCGCTCGCCTGACAGGGCAGAAACCTGATCCAGATCCGGGCGCAACTCGACCAGCTCGCCCAGATATTCGCTTAGCCAATGGGAAACGCTTGCCGCAACGCGTGTGGCCAGCGGCAACACCGTCAGCCGGTAAAACGCCCGGTTTGCTTCCTGATAGTTTGCATAAGCCGCGTCCCCGGGTATCCCCAACAACATCGGCGGCACCCCGAACGCCAGTGCGATTTCACGCGACGCAGCTTCCTTGGTTTTCTGAAACTCCATGTCCGAGGGGCTGAACCCCATCGGCTTCCAGTCCAGCCCGCCTTCCAGCAACATCGGTCGGCCTGCATTGCGCGCGCCCTGATGATGGCTTTCCATCTCTACCAGCAGGCGGTCATATTGATCCGGCGCCATCGAACCTTGCCCATCCGCGCCCTTATATACAATCGCCCCCGAAGGCCGGGCCGCGTTATCCAGTAAGGATTTTGACCAACGCGAGGCCGAGGTATGCACATCCACCGCACTCGCCGCCGCCTGCATCGGCGAAAACCCATAGTGGTCATCCTGCGGGTGAAACGACTTTACATGACAGATCGGCGACGCCCCGTCTGCCAGCGTAAAGCGATGCTTGCGCCCGCCAACCGCATATTCATAGGCAACCGGCCAGCCATCCGCACCGGGCACCAGCGACATCCGGTCCGAGCGCAGCACATGCAGCTCGCCCGGCATCCCATCCTCGCCGCCAACGGCCTCTAGATAGCCATTGCCCGACAACAACATCTGCCCAAACAGTGCTTCAAACAATTCCGCCCGACCCTGCAACGGATTAGGCCGTGATATCAGCGCCAATACCGGATGCTCATCAAAGCGCCGCTCAGCATCCTGCAACACCAGCGGCAAAGCCGACGCCGCTTCGGCGATCAGCTTGACGGACCGGAAGCCCACAGGATTGCCCAGAAACCCGACCTTGGTCAGCGATACCGTATCGCGCGGGCTCCATACCACGCGCCCCGAACCGCCCCAGGCAATCACCGGACCCGTGGCCGAGGCTTTCGCCTCTGGCGCCCCACCCGTCCCACGTCGTAAAAAGTCAAATACCATCAGCCTCTCCTCATATCCCGCTCAAGGCCCCGGCAACGCCGCGCCGGTTCCAAATTCATATTTTGCAGTATTTTTCCGAACGCCCTGAATTGCCCCAAAGCCCCGATTTTTCGCAGAAAAACCGCCCTTCACCCCAAGGTGCGCACCCGTGGCCGCATCCACTTGGCGGCAGGCTCAATCATCACCTCATGCAGCGCCCAAACCAGCGCATCAACGCGGTCCGGGCTGCCTTTGCCGTCATATCCACGCGCCGTCATCCGGCACATCTGATCTTCCAGCGCGCTCAACCCGCGCAAATGCGCCACCCGTCCTTGTTCGTATAAAGCTGCAACAGGCTCGGCCCGCGCGACCTTGCCGCGCGACGCCCGCACCCCGCGATAAGACACCAGTGGATCAATTTGGCGGATAACGCTTTCCACCAGGTCGCCCCCCTGATTGACCTCGGCCACCAGCCGGTCCGCCCCATGGCGCTCCATTGCATCCAATGCCGCCTGCGCCCAAACCAAAGGCGACGCTGCCGAAACCGATGCATCCTCGAGCACCACCGCGCGCCAATCCTGTGGCGCGCCCTCACCCCGCATGCCAACCACCACAATTCCGCATTCATCCGATCCCGCATGGCCCGTAACCGGCGGGTCAACCGCCACTACAACTCGGCTGAAATCGCCCGGCTCTTCAACCCGACAAGCCTCCAGATCGCCAGAGCGCCACAACGCACCCTCTGCGTCTTCCAAAAGCACCCCGTCCAGTTCCTGCCGCCCTAAACGTGTGCCCGCATAACGCGCGCGCACCTCTTCCAGAAACGATGACGCCAGATTGGCTCGGTTCGCTTCGGTCGGCGCATGTGTCACTACGCTGGACGGGCTTGCCAAAATCCCTTTCAACACCGCCACATTGCGCGGCGTCGTCGTTACAACCACCTGCGGTGCGTCCCCCAAACGCAAAGCAAACTGCAACATATCCCAGGTGTCACCGGCCTTTTTCCACTTGGCCAGCTCATCAACCCAGGCCGCATCAAACTGTGGCCCGCGCAAACCCTCGGGCTCGCTGGCCGAAAAAATCTGTGCCGTCGCGCCGTTTGGCCACTCCAGCATTTTTCGCGTGGCGCGCCACTCGGGGCGGCGATCGGGCGGCGAACAGGCCAGTATCCCGCTTTCGCCAAAAATCATCACTTCCCGGACCTGCTCGATGGTTTCCCCCACCAGCGCAACCCGGTGCACACGGCCCGGATCAAGCGGCAGATTGCCTTCAACCTGACGGCGTACCCACTCTGCCCCAGCGCGTGTTTTACCGGCCCCGCGCCCGCCCATTATCACCCAAGATCGCCAGTCCCCTTCTGGCGGCAACTGATGATCCATAGCCCAGAACTCGAAAAGATAAGGGAGCGCCAAAAGCGCCCCCTCGTCCAGTTCATTCAGAAACTTCTCCTGCACTTGCGGCGGCGCGCAAGCCAGCCAGTCGGCGTCGGATCTCGCTGCGCGCGCCATCAAAGTCGATCGCGTATCCTTTAGCGATACCGGCCTGTTGGGTGATGCTTTCATCAATTTTCCGTTTCTCGTTCATCAGCGATTGCGTGGCGTTCATCAGCGCCCTTATGGTTTTTGCGTTGTCGCCTTCGCTGCCAAAATTGCCCCGTTCCACATCATTGGTCATCGCCAGAAACACATCTATTGCGCGGCCAAAATGCTCTTTCGCCTGCAACAAATCCTTGTCGCAGTCCCCGTTGTCAGTGCCGGGTGTTATCAAATTCATATGTCAAAAATCGCCTCTCATGCCTTACCGCACGAGCGAAACGAAAAAGCAGCCGCCGGGTTACCCCGTGACTGCTTGCCCACTTCTTCTAGCTTGTCCAAAGGTATACATCGGAGCGTGCGCTTTGTCAAGCGCGTTCAATCTTGGGTTGCGTGCGGTCGGGTTAACAAAACGCTACCGCTCATTGGCCAATAGCCTAATTCCGCTCGGCCTCGATTGCCCGCCACTTGGCAACATTGGCATTATGTTCACGCAGAGTTTGTGCAAACGCATGGCCCCCGGTCCCATCGGCGACAAAGAATATATAGGGCGTGTCGTCCGGGTTCAGCGCCGCCTCGATACTGGCAAGACCCGGATTGGCAATCGGACCCGGCGGCAAACCGTCAATAATATACGTGTTATAAGGGTTTCGATTGCGCAGCTCACTTTGACGCAGCCCACGCCCCAACGTCGCCTTACCCTTAGTGACCCCATAGATCACCGTCGGGTCAGTCTGCAATTTCATCCCCAGACGCAAACGGTTCACAAAGACCGAGGCCACCTGCCGCCGTTCTTCCGCCAACCCGGTTTCCTTTTCCACGATCGAGGCCAGAACCATGGCCTCCTCTGGTGTCGAGAACGGCAAATCATCGGCCCGGTTTTCCCATGCTTCAGCCAGCCGTTCCTGCTGCGCTGACTGCATCTGGGCGATCAACGCCCCCCGATCCATGTCCAGGCTTACCTCGTAACTATCGGGCGCAAGCGATCCTTCTTCGGGCAAACCAGACATCTCACCGCTCAGGAAATCGGCTGATTTCAACGCATTGGCGATCTGCCAGCTTGTGGCCCCCTCGGCCAAAGCGATCCGATACCGCGTGTCAGCATCCGCCCGCACGGTCGTATATTGTTCCGGCACCTCACCTTCGCCGGGCTCAAATGCCACGACCTCGACAAACCGGTTGCTTGCCGGGTCAAGCTGACGCACCTGCGTCTGAACCTTGCTGATGCCGATCCGGTAAACCACTTCGGTTCCGCAACTGCTGGCCCCGCCCCGCGTTACAATATCCACAATCTCGGCCATGCTGGCACCCGCTGGCACCAGAAAGCTGCCCGCTTTCAGGGCGCTGGCCTTGTCTTCGTAATCCGCACCGATACGCATGATCGAGGCATTGCTGATGGCCCCTTGTTGCGCCAGGTCTTCGGAAACACGGGTGAAATTGGAACCGCTTTGCACCCGCAAACAAATCGCCTGCGCCAGCGGACCAGCCCCGGAATATTGCGATTTTCCCCAGGTGATCACCCCAACCGTGACAACCAGAATAACAATGATAAATGAAAATGCGTTAGAGGCGATATGCCGCCACATCAGTCCTTAACCTTCGTCATCACCAGCGAGGCATTGGTGCCGCCAAACCCAAAGGAATTGGACAACACCACATCAATCTGACGCTCGACCTTGGCATTTGCAGCCAGATCCAACTTAGGCGTCACGGCCGGGTTATCCAGATTGATCGTTGGCGGGGCCACCTGATCGCGCAGCGCCAGAATACCGAAAATCGCCTCGACCGCGCCTGCGGCCCCAAGCAGGTGCCCAATAGCAGATTTCGTTGAACTCATCGTGGCCTTGCCTGCAGCCTCGCCCATCAGTTGTTCAACCGCACCCAGTTCAATCGTGTCCGCCATCGTCGAGGTGCCATGCGCATTGATGTAATCAATATCACCAGCCACCAGACCAGCCCGCTCAATCGCCGCCTTCATCGAGCGATAGCCACCATTGCCGTCTTGGGACGGTGCCGTGATATGATATGCATCGCCCGACATGCCATAGCCTGTC